TCCATCATAGGGTGCTTCAAATAAAACTTCTACCACATAATGCTGATCAGTCCTATGAAGGAATGCTGGCTGATACTCTTTAGGGTAGGACTTAAAGTTACTTGATAACCTAGTCTGTTTATTATGAGTATTGAATTTTAAGGAAATAGTTTGAAAATCTGTCTCCTCCAAATTGGTAATAGCTACAGGAGAAGCTTGAGGTACAGTATATTCAGTAGACATACTCTGTACATTAGCGTAAGCCTCTACTATAGGAGAAGTTAGAACTTCACTTATTGTATGGGACACCCACTCCCCATTATGATACTTGTTATCATAATTCCAAGTACTTCTAGGATGCCATGACCAGAACAGCCCATTCTCTGGCATTGTGTGTATCCACACCCACACTTTGTTCTGATATGTTGGTTGCCCATCCATTCGGGCTACCTTCATTTTAAAGTTGAAGTCATGTTCAGGTAGAAGGATGTTGGCTGAAACAGAACTATTCCCATACCCTGATAGATTAAATCTAAGTCTAGGAACTATATTAACATTATTATTCCTAGCATCTATCTCAAGCGTTGCTTCGTGAAGGAGAGTTGGAGTTATTCCTGGATTACCTTCAATATATTTTGGTGATGGTCTATAAACTTTAAAGGAAGGTTGAAACTGGTCCTGCGTTGTCTCAACATCCGATCTATAACAAAATTCAATACCACTTAAAGCAAAAGGATATCGGTACTCTCCTTTTAGAGACGCAATACTACCAACTCCAATTACCAAACTAGAAGCCTCATTCTGAATGGAACTAGCCCCAGAGTCGTATAATACTGAGGATGTTACCCCTCCGAATCCCGACTGAGTGAAAGAAGAGGCAACCATTGTGGTAGCGGAACCGTTTTGTGTAAAGTTACCATTATACAGTAAGGGTCCGTAAATGTGGGAGAATACAGTTTTCCCTCCATGATCATAACTTCCGCTTACTAAGTGGGGTGCTGTGCCGTGTCTACCGAACTCTCTAGCATAGCGATTGTAAACCTCTTGTACCCCAGACCCAAAGGTGTAGTCAGAGTACTGATCCCAACTACTTACTCCATTAAAAGCACTATTAGCTAGGGATTGAATTGGGTCTAACCAAGTAGTAGAAGCTTGCCAGTCCCCAGATACATCTTTGTAATGCTCATAGGCAGCCCTCAAAGCATCCTTTTCTTGGGTTGAATGCATTATTCTTATTATCTCAGGACATTCCTCTCTTCTGACATACAGTAGGCAATTACCCTCTTGTAACTCATCATTAACATTTTTTATACCTCTCCAATGAAAAGTATTAGACGAGTCTACACCAAAAAACTGCCTCTCAGAGGCACTAGTTTCACAATAGGACCAGACAGGGTGTAAAGCACTTACCCCTGATGGGAATGGGTCTTGAAACTCACACGCAGAATAGTTGTAACCCAAAAGCAAAGCTCCCCCTCCAGAAGCTCCTGTATTCAAATCTAGGGTAGAAGGCTCATAACTATTGGGCATATCGAAACCAGTTCTAGAATAATACCCATTTCTAGGCAGAGACATATGGAAAGTTCTTCTTCGTAAATTATTTCTAGGAGCAGAGTTCACTTTAGGAACATCTCCTACCCATGCTGGCTGACCATTTCCATCCATTATTTCATCTCCAACAGAGTTCACATAAGGACGAGAAATATTAGTAGAAGATAATCCATGACCCAACCCTTGTTGCTCTCCCCAGTAGGTCATGTTTACTCCTGAAAGAGCCCACGCATTTACTACCGTACTGGATGTAAACACATCAAGGGGAGTATGCATTGGAAGAGGACATGCAAATAGGGTAGTCTGAAGGTATTCAAAAGCGTCTAAAAATAGTTTGACCCTTGGAATAGCGTGAGCGGGTATAGTTTTATTTAAAGCTTTTAGGGCTAGTACAATCCCTAGAGCAGTATCAGGAATCGCAGACTTTTTAGATTGAGAATAATTATCAGCACTTAGATGAAGATCAAAATGAGATGATTTTCCACTCCACAGAGGTAAAAAACTAGCTCTCTTATTTGATATATCACCCAGTATTTCTGTAAAATTAGGAGGAAGTTCAAAGCCAGAAGTAAAGAGGACGAATCGGTTTCCTAAACTAATATCATCTAAACTAGAGAGAGATTTAGAAGCGATGTAGCTAATCGTAGAGGCTACTAAATCACTATCTACTTCAAAAATCGCTAATTCCGTCTGAAGCGTAGTTAGTAATGGCTGGCTTATTTGTACTTTCTCGTAATACCTAACTTCCTCGAAAGGCGGGATGGGATATGCCCTACCTCTATAATTGAATGTAAAGGCGGGGTCTGAACCAGGAGTAGGAAATATCCCGTTTCCGAAGAGAAAGTCGGCAGAATGGTCTTGCCACAAGACCCTTAATATTTTATCCACACATCGTCTTATATTAGAGTCAGCGTCAATAGCAGAACGGTCAGCTTGATTAGTATCTCCTGGAACAACCACCCCATATTGCAAAGCTAGGGCTTCTGTCCAGAGATCAAAAGGATTATCCTTATAGCCTACTTGGTTAAAATAAGAAGTTCCAGTACTAAGGAGATAATAGATTAGAAAAGGAAGATATGATTCATGTAAATCATACATTACTCCTGACAAGTTGAAAGTATTACTTTCTCCAAATAATGTTTTTAAAAGAAGCTGGGTAGCCCACTCTGTTCCTTTAGCTTTATAAATCCTAACTGCGTTTCTTATTTGGGATCTCCACCTTCCAGGGTCTGCTCCCAATAATTCCCAACCGATTAGATCAGCTAAATGAGGTAGGTACTCTTCGGGACAATTATCTATATCATATAGAGATTCTAATTTATCAATAGGAGAGTTAACATCTTGATATGAATACCCAAGAACCCGTAATAATTTGTTGAATGGTCCTGCTGGAACCTCTTGAGGAGTAAAAGTATTATATACTAAATAATCTTCAAATGCTTCCTTTACTTTAAAGTCTGTAGCATCTGCGTATAGAGGAGAATAGAGAATTTCTACAAGGGTTTTTAGTCTATCTAAGTTCTGGGTTCCACTAGTATAAGTACTAGAGGATACTCCTGATACAAAATCAGTAGGAACTACTTCTGCTCTCTGAAAAGCAGGTAAATCTAGATAATTTTTCCATAGGTGTTCTTCAAAGCCTTTGATCCCTTCAGTAATATACAGACTAGTACCTGTGAATAAATCCGTTAAGCTATCTGAGACAAAGGAAGATGGATCATACGAACCCCCTGTGGGGGCACTTGTGTTTAAAAAGTAAAACCACCCTAGAGAGTTAATTAAATACTCATGGAGTCCAGAAGCTCCCGCAACCCCATAAGCAGTATATAAATTCGCACTAACTCCTGCTGGAGTGGTGATGCTTGACGCTGGCGCATTAAGCCTTATAGCAGGAAGTAAATGAGTGTCTAAATATGTTTTCCACTCTGCGCTTGTATTAAATTCTTCAAGTTGAAATTCTAAGGGATCTAGAATATCTCTTTCAAAATAGAAAGGTGTAACCCTGGTGTTTTCGTTCTGTTTTATAAAGAAGGGTGCGATCCCAGAAAGGGTATTTATGGCAGAGAAGTTAGGGGTGGCTGAGATGGGGAGAATTGTGGAGAGGTTATTAGCCGCTTGAAGATGAGTCTTCAATAGAAGATCCAACGGATCATGCTCCACTCCACTAAGATCAAAGTCTTTCATGGAATAAACCGTAGGTATAATCTTTTCTAAGGCATCTCCATAATTTCTCTTGAAGTATGTCTTAGTAGTAGGATCAAAAGCTTTGAAGTTAATCCCCATTAGACTCCTTTAACATTTATCGTAACATTGTTTAGCTGAATAACTTCGTTAAACTCTACAAAAACATCCGAAAGCAGGTTGTCCACTTCGGCATATCTTACTCTAGTAACATCTGTAAATACTGTTCTTGTAAAATCTGTTAGAATAAAGGGATCTCCAAAATCAATATTATCGCTATTGAAGTAACGCAGGATAGAACCTCTAGTAGAAGCTTTTATTTCTTCCTCTCTTGGAAGAAGATCTCTATCTACTGAAATCGTAGTAACTAAATCTAATGTTCTTACAATACCATCTACAATTACAATCTCATCAGTAAGCATTTTTTTCTCGTTAAGGAAGTCTAGCATCTCCATTTTGAACGAGGTGCTGGCTTGCTGAAGTTGAACATCACTTGCTCTCTCTAAGACATACACATCAATAATATTGGCTGAACTGTAAGCCTTTCTTACGACAGCCGTAACCTTTCCTACAGTTCCATAGCTAGAGATGAATTTAGAGGCTCTCGCCACATAATCTTCTAGAGTTACAAGTCTGTCCTGAGACTTGAACCAGAGGGGTGCGTACTTCTTAGCATGAGCTACACTTTCTGCGTCCGCACCTCCTGTAGCTAAAGAAGTATTCTCCACCGTAGCTGCCATAGTGTTATTATCATCCCCTTGAATTGCCACAGTAGTCTCCGCATTAATAAAACTCTCTTGAATATTTCCTCTTGTACCCCCTCCAATCCTATAAGTAACTTCATAATCGGAGCCTATGGGTGGTGAGATCCCTGCCATATTATCCCCAAAGACAATAGTTCCTCCAAATGCATCATTAAGGTTAACTTGAAAAATTTTATCACTAACTCCCGAAGCGAAGTAAATACTTTCAACTCGGGTATAGGCTCCCGAAGCATCAGATACACCAGGAGCGTCCACATAAACAGAAACACTCCCCTCAATGATGGGACTCTGAGTTAGATTAATAGCTTTAATACTATCGTATGTATTAAAAGTTCCTCTATCCACCACTAAAGCCCCTTCTAATAGGGCTACATTAGTCCAAACTTTCCCAGCCTCCAAGTTGGACTCCTCTAAATTGAGAAGGAACGAACTGTCAGCGGTAGCCTCTGCAATTCTACCTGCAACCACCTTATACATCGTATATGTAATTAATCCCCCATCTTCGGGAGAAGTTATAGTTATTACTCTTTTTGATGGTGCGAGGGATATATTAGTCTGACCACCTGTAAGAGGATTTTCTGTAGTTACTGTAGCGTTTGCGGCAGCAGCTAATGGGCCTCTCATTCTCACTCCTACTAATTCAAGAAGCTTCTTTACATTTCTTCTGTTCCGTGCTGTAGACAAAAAACTTTCATTAGCTAACATATCAGCTTTCAGAGATAGTACTGCACCCATATAAGCTATAACTTCAACAAGCATTACACCTAGGTCAGACTCGGAGAAATTTTGATAATCTAATGGATAAACAGCTTTCATATATTCAATAATAGAATTTCTTATAGTTAAGAATTCAGTTGCCGAATAATCAATTAATGTATCCTTCCTGGCATCAGGAATAATGACATCTTTCATAAAATCTGACTTTACTTCGCCTGTGAAATTTGCTAAACTCATGCTATCCTTACTCCTACTTCAAAAATTGTATTATTTAACTGTGTAGCAACCACGGATAGATTTATTACTAATCCCATGCCACCTTCTATATTAACATAATCTGATTCTAAGATTTGTAATTTCTTTACTGCTACTTCAGGCATGAATAGTGCAATAGAAGTTAGAACCTCATGCCTAATATTTATAAATAACTCTTCGGTCAAGGGCTGAAACAAAAATTTCTTGAGACTCATCCCATACTGGGGTATCATAACCCTCTCGCCTTTTTCCGTTTGAATAAGCTGTTCTAGATTATTTCTTAATAATGCTAAACCGCTTTCTCGATTATAATCCCCACCCCCCTTAACTTTCCCTGTAGGGAAAGAGAAGCCATATGTTTTTTTACTCCTTGCTGTTACATCTAGCTTTCGCTGACGATCAGGAATAACTCCATGAATATTAATAGTATTACTTAGTGCCATTATAAATCAATATTTTTAAAATATGGTGCTTGTGCGTTGTAGTTTTTTTGAACTTCTTCTAAGCTCAATGCTTTAGAATAAAATTTGGTACTTCCTAAATGTCCATATAATCCACTTACCTTACCATGATATCTACTCATGAATCCGTCTGCGGTTGGAAGTTCAGTAGGATGCCCCTCCCATACTAAGAATCCATCCGTATAACCCCCTCCTAAAATCCAGGGGGTTGTATTAGTATTTAGCTTTGGGCCATTAGTAAAGTCTAAAGTGCTGTTTGTAGAGGTAAGATTATATTCAAAAGATCGCTTCTCAATAGTACCATCTATGTCCTCTCCATAGTACCAAGTAGGAAGGGCTAGAAAACTATGAGATTTTTGGAGCCCAAAGGCTGTATCAATACCAGAAGAGGCCATTTTAACTCCATCTAAATATACTGCCATTTGGTTAGAAGAAGGCTCCACGGTGTATACTATATGCATAAACTGTCCTGAGACATCTCCAAAATTTCTACCATGTGACCCACTAACATCTAAATCCACTTTAAATTTGTACATATTATTTTGATCAGTACAAAAAGCCTCATTAGTAGCAACAAACCCAATTCCTGAAGTGTTGTATGAAATTGTAGGCGCAGCAAAGAAACACATCTGCTCCGTAGGGTTATCATTTGGTGTGTCGTTCGGAGTAAGGTCTGAAACTACTTGTCTATCTCTACTAAACCCCATTACAAATCCTTTAACATGCTCACTACCGAAAGTGTTAGGGGGTTCATCTGTGGTTATCTCCTCACTAACTCCTCCATTATTTTCACACCCTACAATCAACCTATTATAACTATAGGGTCCCCATGCTCCATTGGGATTATCATGGTCAAGGGAAGAAGTTTCAATTCCAGGAACATATACCCAAGACTCTATTGTTGCTCCATTTGAATTATAAAATAAGTTATTAAACTCATAGGACTCTGGGAGTCTTACTGCATTACCTAGTTCAGGGGTATCCCCTGCTGTATTATATTGTACTAAACCTGTTAACTTTGGCATCGACAGTCCTGAAACATAAGCATCAGCCGTAGATTTAGATAAAAACTTTGCGTTGTTATATATTATGGGATTCAGGGGGTCTAGAGTTTGCTGGATCCCAGAAGCTACGCAGTTTAAGACTCCCCACTTAGAAACATCGTCATAGGGGCTAACTGTAGGAGTTTCAGTAGTAGCTTCTAAAAAGTTGTAAACTGAAAATAACTTATCAACTGTGATTTCATCAGTAAGATTTAGTAAGGCAACCTCTCTATCTCCTGTTGTACTAGAATCAAAGATGATCCCAGCCTTTCCTATGGTGGGAACCATTAGATGATCTGAGCCAAACCCAGCTTCACTTCCCGAAGCCGCTACGAACAATGGGTGTAGAGGAAGAACTACTCCAGATACTTCAGCTTGTCTAAAGATTAGATTCTTTTGCATCTCTAAGGATACCCTAACATTGTAATCCTTTAGATAAGTAAAATCATTAATAGGAATATGCCCAACAAAAGGAACAGAGGCATCTGATCCGAAAGTACCAGGAGTAACTACAGCCAACTCTATCTGTTTCTTCCGCTTGTCTACCCTTGAATCATGTTTAGCTGTATTGGACATCAGGGCTTGACGCATGTTATAAACTACCGAAGTTCCAGAACCAGCATCAATTGCCTTATTTATCTCGGCGTTAAGGTCATTAAGATGCTTACTTCTTTCTCCTTGTAATTGTTGTAATAAGTGGTCTCCATCATAGTACTTATTTAACAAGGGATCATCAGAGATTAAATTAGGATCAAACAGAGTATTCATGAATATATCAAGTTCATCAATCCCAATTGGAGTACCCTTACCCCCCAAGTTGGGAGCATACTTATTGAGGTATTGTTCTCCCGCAGGGGGAAGAGAAATAGTGGGTACAGAAGGAACTCCTCCTGATTGAGAATCATAATATAATCCGTCAATAGTTAATAAGAACTGTCCTTGTTTCGCTCTAGGAGGACCATATTCTAATCTGAAAATCTTCACACCTTGATCAACAAGTTCTCCATCCATATCTACCTGAACCTCTCCCGCTAGTAATCTAGCCCAATCACCTTGAGTAGTTCTTCTTATATTAGTTCCTGCTAAGATAGCCTCTGGAATACCATCTCCTCCCCCAAGGGGCTCGATCCTCAATACAGGTTCCGCTACTGGATTATTCACTCTAGATTTGAAGATATCCCCAATAACTTTTAACTGAGCGTCACATTTAGCCGCAAAATTCATTGATTCCTGCATTTCTCCCTTGATGATTGCGAATTGAGTGTCTGGATCGGGTCCCTGTGGTCCGAACGATCCTATGCCCCCAGGAGGCTCCACAATGCCTCCAGGAGACCAAGTGCCCCCGTTGTCCAAACAGGTCTCTTCATCGCTTCCTTCGGCTCCATAGCAAGTCCCAGGGGGCGCATCGGGGATCCAAGTTCCTCCGTTCGCTTGACACTCCAAGGCAGTCGATCCTGTCCCTCCATCGCAAACCCCTGGAAGACCTAGCCCAAAATTAGAGGCCAAAGCTCCGCTTCCCTTATTAGCTGCTAAAATCTTACCAAACTTATCTAAACACGCTTGAAGATTTTGTATCTGACCATCAAGCGTTATTATATTATTATATAAGGTTGCCCCATAAGTGGCTGCGTAACCCAAAGCTCCTAGAAAACCTCCCAATGCAGCTAAAGCATCTCCTTCAC